CGATTCTTGCCAACAGTTGCACTCATAGTGTCTGTTTTTGCTGAATTTCTAGCATTGTTAAAATGATTGCTTTCTGAATCTTGATCATTTTTGGCAGCAGCATTCTTGGCTTTTTCTAGATGACCCATAACAGTGGCACCATGGACCTTGACAATTGCTTTCTTGACCGCAGCAGCTTTCTTAGGATCTGGACTATCTCCAGCACCAAGAGCATGGTCTGCGTATTTGTTATACAAAGTACGAATAGATAGATCGCCTTCGCCTAGCATAATTGATTCGAATAAATCAAAATCGAATTCTTCCTTGCGTACACGTGGTTGATAAGGACCATCATGATAATCAAGTCTTCTTCCTGCTACATTATGCGCGATATTTGCGGCTCTATATCCATACTTTTTATGAATGCGATCTTTGTTATTATCAATTTTCTTTTGGTTAGCGGCATCAAAATCGCCAGTTTGTATTGACTTAGTTACTCCTGAAACTTCGCGCTTCACAGAGGTTCTAATTGCCTTCATCGCAGAAATTTCATGGATACCTTCGACTTCTTCTCTTACTTCTCTAGCAGATCCGTCCCGCATATTTTTTACTGTAGTTGGAGAAATATGAACTGAATGAGTTTTTCCGCCATCATCCGATCGTGTGCGATACTTCAACCCATTGTGGGCTTGAGTTATTCCTTTTGCAAACTTTCTACGAGGGTGATTATAATACAGTCCTGCATCCTGATGAATACGATCGGTAAGTCTCGTTGAACTGGTATCGTCGTAAGGTTTCACATGAATAGTTGCACTACCATCTTTATGGTATTCTGGTTTGAGGTGACCTGAACTATGCAGTTTCTTCGCTGTACTGTGAGCAGCATGCTTTTCATTATATCCAGGGTGCTGATCTTTATATAAGTCTTCGTCGAGTTTTTCGACTTCTTCATATAAATGGCGAGGTTCTTGGTAATTAATCACATGATGTGTATGAGTTTTTCCCTCATGTTCAACTTTCTCATGAGATTCTTCTTCTCCACCAGAATTTACGATTGCAGTAACTTCATGGTGATGTAAATGTGGGTTTTCTTTACTGATCTTATGATGAAGATCTTTCTCAGAATAATCACCCAAATCTTTGTGCCGTGGTACTTTTACTGCATACTCTTTTTCACCAACATGTCCACTATACTCTAAATGAGTTGGACCCTCGAATAAATTTTCTTCTTCTAGAAAGAATGAAAGAGTTTCAGTAATACCTTCTACTAATTGTTTATACGTCTTCATCGTTTTCCTCTTCCGTTTCTACTTCTTGATCTGTATTGAACACAGCATTTGCCATTTCTTCGCGACGAGCAGAAAGAATATCTGCAAGTTTTAGATCGAATGCAATGTCAAAATCATCGCCAGCATCGGTCATATTACCCGTTTCAATGTTATTTATTAAACTTTTAATTACCTCAGTATTATCCATTATTGTTGTCCTTCATCTGGTGGCGGTTGCATTCCAGGTTCTAACTGGACTGGTTCTGCCGAATTATCTAATTCAATTTGTGCAATATCGTCATCTGTTAGTTTAAGAATATGCTTCTGAATATATGCTTTACTATATAAAGTACCGATATAATTTGCTACTCCGTTGAGAATCTCAACCCGAGATTGTATAATTTGCTGTTCTTTCGACTCAGTATAATATGCATCAGTAGCATACTTGTATTCAATATTATTTCTGATCAAATTCCAGTCTGTCTCAGTAATAACACCCTTTATAATTAACTGAGTCTTAAGAAGATCATCGAACAGAAGAGAGAAACGACGACGAAGTTTAGCAATAAATTTAGTAAACTTCCATTCGTCGCGGTTAATTTCAGCAGCACGACCAAAGTTTAGACCTGACTGCTGTTGCATTCTTGAAACTGGAACGTTCAATGCTTGAAATAGTTTCTTCTGAAAGTAGTCGATGTCTCCGATTTCACCGAGACTCTGACCACCTGGAAGAGTTTCAATCTGAGTACCACGTCCACCTTCGCGGCGAGGCAACCAGAAGTCTTCAAGCATTGACATAAACTTTTTGTCATCGCGGATCTCACCAGTATTACCATCATATACCAGTTTATTTCTATACTGGTCCATAATACCTTTAAGATATTGTTCCGCCTTTAACTTAGGGAGATTACCAACGTCAACATAAAATACGCGACGTTCTGGTGCTCTCGAAATTCTATAGATTACTGCAGCGTTTTCCATCATGCGCAACTGATTGGCAGGACGAATCGCTTTGTGTAAATACGACAAAGCAATGTTCTTATCCTGATCACTCAGACCAGAAGGAACATAACAAATCGCATCACGAGTAACCTTCATTGTCGCAGCAGATCCAGGAGAAGCAGTATGTGCTTTATCTAGAACAATGCCACGTTCATTATAAACAAAGTATTCTTCGATCTTCTTGATGAATTCAACACCTGATTTTTCATCTTTTTCTTTAAAGATCTCGCGGACTTTTTTAATCTTGCGAGGGTCGATAAAGCGAATGTCGGTAATACCATTTTTAGGTTTTGCCGTATCAATTACTTTGTGGAAATAAATTCTACCATCAATATACCAACGACGATAATAGTCTTGTGCTCTCAAATTAAATTCTAAAAGATCCAGAATTGTTTCAAACTCTTGTTGAATCTTTTTCTTAATTGGATCAGATAGTTTGACATTATCAAGATTGATTTCGACAGGACGTTCATCGTCAAGGTTTGAAATAGAATCGTTCACGATATCATCAATAGCAGAATCGACATCTGCCATAAAAGCAATGTCGCGATACTTTTTAATAAGTTCTGCCTCGGTGTTGGCAGTTCCTTCTAAGTCAAGGTAGGTGCCAAAATAACCACCTGCCTTAATAACATCAGAACCCCCATCGTCCGTCGGCGGCACAAACGATTTCTCCGTTGGTGCCGCCTTGGATTTCTCAACTTTATAACCAAAAATTTCCATAATTCAATTTCACTTTTTAATATTACGTAGAAGTTATTTCTTTTGGTCGAGGACCATCAGAAGTGGTATAATGCTGATACTGGAATGTTACCGTAAACTCTTCGACCACATCGTTCTGACCATACTGAAGAGCAATTTCCGACATATTGATCGGGAATGCATCCACTAGTAAGTAGGTTTGCAGAGGAGTTTCGTTACGATCAAGATGAACGACTGTGAGGTCACATTGGTACTTTTCTGGCTGCGTAACGCCCGTATTGGTAACCAGATTGTTCATCAGATTCATCCATCTTTCAAATGGACGACGAAGTGAAAATTCTGTGTCATTTACAATGGTAATTGTAAACGGATCAAAGATACGCTCACCAGCGAGTTTGATTTCACGACCACGATACTGAAGTAGGGTTGGGTTTACGTTGGATGCGGGAAGTGAAGCACCAGTAACTAAAAGACTTTTTTCTCCAATGTTATTTCCAAGTAACTGGGGGAAAGTAAGTCTCACTTCGAATTGATTCGGTCTTGCACCACCAGCACCTAATGCTCCCTTAAATTTTGAAATATCCATATTAGATTCTCCTGATCTTTCTTATTTATAGGGTTAAGCGCCGATTTCTTCAAACGTAATTGAAGTTCTCGTAGCGATAAAGTTTAGTTGGATGAAGTTGATCGAACGTGCTGGTTTGATAAAGATATCAGCAACGAATTCGTTACGGTCAATAACCTCACCAGTGTTGTTTGTTTCGTCGCAAACAACACGGAAGTCAAAGATACCACGACGACCGCGAACATTGCGGAGGAATGGTTCTACAATTGACTTGAACTGAGCGCGAGTGAAGACATCGTTGAATTCAAACAACTGGAACTTAGCAGCAGTCGAGACAGCTTTCTCAAGTACGATAAACAGACGACGAACATTGATACGATCAAACGCTGAAGGTTTCGCAAGCAGTGTCTTATCACCATAAAGAACGACACCATTTCCTGGAAGATTTGCAACAGGGTTGATACCATTCTTATAAAGTTCGTCACGCTCTGCTTGGTTTGGAGTCCAAAGAAGTTTAACAACGTTCTTAATCTGACCACGATTTAGACCAGCAGGTGAGAACCAAGGATCATTGGTATCATCAGTACGAGCGCAAAGACCAGCAATGTCAGCGTTCAAAGGAACGTTTACATATACGTCATTGTAACGATCGTATTGACGCTTCCAACCTGAGTCGGCAACGGCATAAGAACTAAAACGATTTAGAGTTGTTTTAAAGTGGTCAATAACATCTGTGACTTCATCTCCAGCATTGCTCTTAACATCAGCAAGTGCAGGGGAAACAAACGTAACGCAATCTAGACGACCCAGCGAAACTTCATCAATCACATGCTGGCAAACAGTAGCAGAGTGACCGCCAGTAATTACCAGAGAGATATCTACTAGTTCTTTATCAACGAACAGTGAATATCCTGCTTCAAGATCACCGTCGGCAGGAGCAGCATCAACACCACCCGTGAAGGTATCAGTGTGCTCACCCGCAGCAGTAATAGAGTTATATTCACCAGCAGATGCAGCAGCACCCCAAGCAAGGTCTTCACCGCTATTCGCTGGGTGCTTTGTCCACCAAGCATACTTTGATTGTGTATTAACTACGTTCTTGTAGTAGATTGATCCACCATCACTGCCCTTTGCATCAGAAGCAATTGACATATTGGCGAACTTCTCAAGAACTGTTCCTACAGTTCCAGTAAACGCTCCGACTCCATCGACTACAATTACGTGGACTTCATCAAACGTTGCACCCTTGGCAGCAGCATAGTCAGAAGTTCCTGGCGCACCAGCGAAACTTGCAGCGTAATCCCATGTATCAAAACCAGAATGGTCACAGATTGAAACAATTAGACCGTTGCCCTTTGTTCCAGGATACTTTGCAGTGAATTCCATACCCTGATCACCAGCGCTGAAACTGTCTTCGTAGACATCTCCGTTTGGAATATAGACTGCAGTTTGACCGCATCCGACAGCGTTTCTTGCTGCCGATCCGCATGCACGAACGAGTTTAAGGTTAGTAGTATATGCGAGGAAGTTTGCAGCAGAGTAGAAATCTACTGCGTTAGTTGCTGTTGGACCACTGAACCTACTTACGAGTTCGTTCTCGGACGTAATAGTAACGATTTCTTCCGCTGGTCCCCAATTGAAATTACCTACGAATGCGCCAATAGAAGTCGAAACTGCTGGGACAACATTAGTAAGGTCTTGTTCTGTAACTAGGACTCCAGGCGATAACTGAAAAGCCATGTTTTATTCTCCTTGTGTTAAAATGATCAGTTTCATCTTGTCTTTTATTTATAACTCGTGTATTTTGTGTTTATCGATACGACGTATCGACTTTCCAATAATCACCCCCAGCAATAAACACTTCATCTTCTCTTCCATTAACAATAATACCGAAGGGAGTAAGTTCTTCTTCAATCTGTCTCATTTGGGTGTCATACAATTTTTCACGAATATCTATATCGGTCAAGTCTTTAAAGTAAGTATTTGTGGTTAACCATCCGAACAGTACTAGGCACATTGCTAAGTCGTCATGATAACCTTCGTCTGCTTGATACGATCCTGCAGACGAAGGT